CCGATGCCAGCCGAGAGCGCCCGCATAATAATCGAAATAGCAGTAGCTCTTATCGCCGCTCATCTGATAGACTTTCGCTTTCTCGCCGACCTTGACGCGCCTGAAGCTCAAGCCGCTCTGGACTGTCGAGACCGAGAAGCCATCTCGCCCTGAATCGCTATAATCGCGGATATCGAAAATCTGCTCGTATCCGTTATCATAGGTCGGCAAGATATGGTATTTCTCGATGATCGGCAGCATCGAAGCAGGGAAATCAGCGGTTGTTGTGAATTCCTGCAGCTTCGCCTGAGCGATGCGCATCTCTTCGCGCTGCTTCATGAATTGCTGCTGCGAAGCCTGCGGCAGCGATCTTGCGATGAAGCGATCGGGCAGCGCGAGAAAGAATTGAAGAGCGCCTCTGAGCTGCTTTCGCTGCTCAGCATCGCGATAATTGAAAGAATCCCACTCGAAATTTCTGTCAAAGATTCCGCTTTTCATATCTGCATTCTCCTATTCGAGCAGGGTCGCCTTATTGCCGAGAAGATCGATCTCGACTTCCGTGTCATCGTCGGTCGCCGGTTCGGTTGCGATGCCGATCCAATAGAGCCCGCTCGCTTGGGTCGGCGTAACGCCATCGCCATAAGTCCCCGACCAATAGACCTTATCGCCGGGAAGAAATGCGGTTGCGCTGCCAGCGGTCTTGGGAACGATGATCTTCTCTGCATGATAGATGAGGACGCCCTCTTCGCCGAATTCGACGAGGTCTTCTCCGATAGCATAGACCCTGCATCCCTGAGCATCGAGAATCGGCTCACCGACGAAGATCACGCCCACCGTTTCCTGAATGAGCGCGAGAAAGCCGACCTGAAGCCCGACCGATTCGGTGCAGGTGAATTTGAAAGAGCGCCAATCGGACATAGGCGTTGCCGTTCTGAGAAATTGCGCCATGCGCTTAACTCCTTATCTTGAGATTTTCCCGATCGCTCTGCTCTCTCAATCTCGCGGGATCATCGGATTGAATTCAGGCATGAGATATTTATCATCGCCCGCTGGCGCTTCTTTGCGCTGCTCGGGAGCTGAGCCTGAATCTTTTTTCTCGCCGCTCTGCTGCTGCTCATCGCCTTTCACACCATAGAGCTGCTCGAAGCGCTTGAGCTCAAGAAGCTGAGAATCGAGATGCAGATTCAGCTCTTTCTCGATTTCATCGATCTTCTTCGGCTCGAATTTATCGAGCGTTGGAGCGATGAATTCTTTCTGCTTCGGTTCGAGCTTTCGCGCAGCAGCGACCTTTTCGAAGAGATTCGGAATCTGCGCCTTTGCGAGCTGCGAATCGCGAGCTGCGATTTCTTTCTTCAGCTTCGCGTTCTCATCTTCGAATTCTTTGCGCTTCTTATCAAACTCTTCTTCGGTGCGCCTGAGATGAGCAGCGCCAGCGCCGTATTGATTCTTCTTGATCTGATCAATATAGCCCTTGAGCACCGCATCTTCCGCGAGATCATCGAGATCAAAGAGATCAGATGGCTTCGTCTTTTGCGCCTTGATGAGTTGCCTAAGCTCATCGAGCGAATTGAACTCCATGCTTGTGCCTCCTGCATGAGAATTAAAGCGCGCTTTATCATGAGCGAACGCCTGAATCTGCGAGAGAAGCGTAGCTCCGATAAAGCCGGGTTGATTAACCGCGGAATTGCCAAGCGCAATCCCCGTTATGTCTTCCACATCGACATCGTAAAGATCGGGCGATCCGCTCAGGCGAATATTCGCTTCAATCGATGCGATATCAAGCGGCAGATTTCTATAAGCTGGCTTGATATAGGTTATCGCGATTGCCGTCATGCGCTCATTCATCTCTTTGAGCGTTTTGCCGACGAGCTCGCCGATCACGGCTCTGCCCTCATGCTCATTCGTCGCCGCATGATTATGGAATAAGCTAAGCCCGACCTTGAGCTTCTCATAGAGCTTCGCAATCGCTGAAGCGTACCAGCGCTTGATGATCTTGCCCATGCCGACCGCTGATCCCTCTGAGATGCCCTCATGCCCGATGACATAAGCGCGAAAGATCGGCTTTTTATCTTCTTTCTTGATGCGCTCATATGTCGCCGCATCGATGAATGAGAGAATCTCAGATGCCGCCATCTGCTGAATGCGAGCGAGAATCTTCATCTCTTCTGCTTCTTCTCTTTGCGCTGCGCGATGATCAGAGCTGCTTTCTCTTTGCGCTCTTTGTCTTCTTTCGATTCGAGATCATGCGTCATGATAGAGATGCGCTTCTTCGGCTGCTGCCCGGGCTTGAGCTCGACCTTGCCGCGATCAAGGATGAGATTCGATTTCTCGCCCTCAATCTTGAGCTGCTTGAGCGGCTGATCTTCTCTCAGCCCAGCAGGCTCGAGTTTTCTTGCAGAGATGAATTCTGAGCTCATGCTTTCTTCTCCATTGCCTGATTGATTGCTGCTTGCTCATCAGCAGAGAGCTTCTCATCGTGCGGGATAAGCGGGTTGTCGATCTCGCCGAGATATGCTTCAGAGCTCATCTCTTGAGCAGCAGCAGCCTCGAAAGAGCCGCCTTTATCTTCGCAATTCGATCGCGCTTCAGCAGCCGACCAATCGCTCTTCGGATAGCGGATCGCTTGCGCCGTTGTTTCGCTCTTGCCCTTGAGCTTTCCGATGATGATCGATACTTTCCCGCTCTTGACTCTGCGAAAAGATTCAGCCTCAAAATCGCTCGGCGCTCTCAAGCGGCAAGCGTGCTCATTCGGATAAGGCATCATCGACCTCGCTTAGAGAATCATTCAAAGCGCCTGCGCTTGTCAAGGCTTTTATCTCTCATGCTTGAGCGGCAGCTTCTTCTTCGAGCTCTGATTCTTTACCGATAATATCTTCATGCTCAGCGCCCTCAGGCTCATTCGCTGCGCTCTGGCGAGCCATCTCTTCTTCGACATTCACGCCCGGGATCTTCGAGAGCATGAGCGCATCGCTGACTTTGCCAGCAAGAGCGAGCGGGATAAAGACCTTTTCGAGCTGCGTCCATGTCTGCGGTGAAATGAAAGGAATCTCGACTTGCAGCTTCGTAGCATCGAGCTTCTTCTCTTCTGAGAGCTGCGATAAGCCCATCTTCTGATTATAGAGCCCGATCGCTTTCGTTATCAGCTCTTCATAAGCGCCGATCCAAGTCGTGCGCTCTTTCAGCGTTGTCGAATAGACGAGCTCCATGAGATTATCTGCGGTCGCTCGATTCGAGAGCAGATCAGGCAAGCCCAAGAAATGAACCGGGACACCTGAGCAGCCTGAGATGAATTTGGCATTCGTTATGATCTCATTCTCAAGAGCAGCGAGACCGCCAGCATCAGGCTGAATATATCGAATATCGCGAGCTGAAGTCGAGAGCGCTTTCTTGATTCTGAAATTCATGCGATCGATGTCATCTTGAGCGAGCTTCGCTGAATTCATATCATCGAAGAAGAAGACGAGCAGCGGCCCCGCGAAGAGGCGATTGATCTCGCGATAATCGCGGAGCGCTTGATCTAGAAATTCGATCTGCGTCAAGCATCGCGATATCTTCGGTGCTGCTGAATTCGGATCGAATGCTCGACCGCCGAATTTCTTATAGACGAATTGCGGCGCGAGCAGAATCTCTTGCTCTTGAGCTGCTTGCGGTGTCCAAAAAGCTTTCTCATATCGCAGATAATCATTCGGCGCAGCTTCGATCTTATATTTCTTTTGTGTCCATGGTATGAAGCGCGCTGAAACCATCTTTTCTTTTTCTTCCCATGCCACCTTGAGCAGAATCTTTCCCTCGATCTCTGCTTCTTTCGCGAATTCATGAGCTATCTCTTCATCGAGGTTATTGAAGCTGATGAAAGCGCGAGCCCATTCAAGCTCTTTCTGCGCCTCTTCAGGCTTCACGGTCGGCATGATCTTGATGCCCTCAGCGATGATGAAGACGGCGCGCAGATCGATGATCGAGCCTGTTTGAAAGACGCCCCAATCGGCGGTGCCGTTATATTTCTTATCGATCTCGGTGACTTGCGCCTCATAGGTCTGATATTTATTGCCGCGATAGACAGCGGGAGCGCTCTCGCTCATCGAAAGAACATCTTTCATGAGCTGCACATTCGTAGAGCGAAGCTTGCCGAGCTCACCCTGCAAGCGATTGACGCGAGAAGATTCAGCAGCGCGAGCGATCGAATTTGATATGAATGATTGAAAGCTCATCAAACACCTCTCTTTGATTCAATACGCATCCTGCTTCGATTGCGCTAGATAATAGCCGCGCTGCGCGATAGCTCCGCGATGAGAATAAACGCCATATCTGACGGCATCAGGCGCATGATCTTCGAATTTCAGCGGCTCATCGGTCGGCGCACCGAGCCGATCGCAGCGCCATTTATAGGTCGAGAATTCGCGATTCGTTTCGATATTCTCTGCGAGCGATCTGATCTTGAAGCGCTTGAGAAAGAGAATGCCAGCGCGCACAT